CCTATCTCCAGTGCTACCATTCATAAATGAGTTGTCCATAATACCTGTAAGAGATACACCTAGTAGTGCTTCCTCTTCTGTATTGTGTACCCACTTAGGTCGTAACCTTTTGAAGTTAGTTAGCGATGCTTGGAATGTACCCAGTATCGTAGCTAACCTAACCTTACGCAACATATCTTTCTGTGTGTCCTCTGCTCTAACAACAACCTCAGTTAGATTACAGAACTGTCCATCTCTTAATAGTATCTCACTACAAGGGTTACAGCCGAAGTCATGGTTGGTATCACGCCTACCATTCTTAGCTACCTGTTTGATTGCGGCTTCTCTATTAAAGATACCACGCTCTCCAGACTTAGACTCATATAAAGAAGTCCATTCCTTCATGAAGATACCTATGTCAGGTTTCTCTGTGTAACACACGCTGTTGTTAGACAGTGCCATCTCAGGCGTATCACTCCACCACTGACCAGACTTAGCATTGCGCATACGCTCATCAGTTAAGTTAGACAGTGACATCAGTGCTGACCTACGCACACCACCTACAACTACCACCTCTGCAATCTTACACATCATGCGGTGACACTCATAGCTCGTTAGCTTACGACCAACAGCATCCTTAAATAGATTAGTAGAGAAGTTAAAGAGGTCAAGCAAAGGCTCAGGTCCACTGGCTCTACCACCAAAGGTACTTAGTCTAGCACCCTTCAGTCTAATCTTAGAGAAGTCCCACTTAGGCATCTCTCCATCATATAAATAAGTAATTAACTTACGGAAGGCAGACTGCCAACCTTCTTTAGAATCTTGTACAACAATAATATCTTCAACATCTACCAAGGCTTCGGGTACTTCCGGTAGCTTATTAACAAACTGTCGCTCAACACTAAAGCCTACGCCAGTACCATGCATCAAGATAAATAAACATTCATCAAATGATTTGGGGTGGTCAACGCTTAGGTAGGCACAGTTGTAGCCAGCTATATGGTTCTTAGATAAGGCTGGACCAGCTGTCATTAGAGCTCTCATGCTAGGCATAACTTCTAGATTAAGAACAGCGTCCTCTAGTATCTTTCTAGTCTTAGGTATTAACTCTTGGTTAGTATTTTCTTTTAGGTGTACTTCCATGAAATCAAAGTAGCGGGCTACTGTTTCTTTCCATGTCTCTCTTCTCTTCTTCTCAGGTAGCCATCTAGCATACCTACTAAGGGCAATAAAATTTTGGTAGTCGTTTGGTAATTTCACTTTTTAATCTCCGTTGTTAGTTTGTTTAATCTTCAATTGGTTCTATTTGTATGTCTACCATAGTAACCCCATCATCATCTACATAGTCACTGTAGGTGAGTCTGCCCTCTCTGTGCATTAACACAGCTTCTCTTACACCTTTCTCATAAGACTTTGTTCCTTGATACTTAATCATAACTGCACCAGCAATCATGAGAGTAGCAAACATACTTAAAGTCATTAAGTTCTCAGGGTTTATCATCATAGATTTCTCCAGTTTTCTTTCTCTCTTTCTTTTTATCCTGTTCAATCTTCATCTTCCACAACCTGTTGTGTCTAACAGAATGTTTAAGTTTGTTTGTGACAGGATGTCGGTTTGTTTTACCCATCAGTGTAGCGTGTCATTATCATTAGCTATATATTCACCATCAGGTATCTCACTGCCTGCTTCATACAATAGGTCGGGGTCTTCCTCTAAGATAACACTGATACCTTTAGCTAAAGGAGAAAGCAAATTAGAAATCTCACTGCCCTCTACTGTGTTGTCTATAATTTCTAATGACATAGCACCTACTCTAGAATCCATTGAGAGTTTAAAATAAATTACATTCTCTTCTAGGTCTTCAGTTATATCAACCATTCATAAAGTCCTTTGGGTTTAGCCCACGCTTAATTGTTTTAATAAACCAGCGGTAAGAATATACTGACAATTTAAACTGACCAAGCATTCTTTGATGTGTCTGCTTAGGTATCAACTCAAATATATTATCTGCTGAAACCTTGTCGGCTTCTTCAGGTCCGAGTAAACCCTTATACCAATCAACCATTTCTCTCATGGCTTCTCTTCTTATGCCCTTAGCTTTTCTTCCGTTCATCGGTTCTCCATTATTATTTCTTCCACACTAGGTAGTACTGCTACTTCAGTTAAGAACTCATATCCATTAGAATATTTAAATACTCTAAGGTCAGGGTTGCATTGGTGCTTATGTCTGCACCACTTACAAGAGTTGTGAAGTCCCATGTTGCCTGACTTACCCTTCTCTATGATAGGATAGCATCTCTCTTCAGGTGGTGAGTCTTGTTCTAGCTCTGCCCTAACTGTCTTCAGTCTTTCTTCTATGTTAGGAATTTCTAAATCATCAGGTCTGTATAAACAAATCTCACCTGTTGATTTATTAGCGACTAAAAAACCGCCACCGCTTTTATTAAAGCCATGTTCATATGCTGACAGTTGTGCAAGGTAACCGAATGGGTCATCCTGTGCTAGCCTACCATCCTTAAACTTTTTAAATGAGTAGTCACTGGCAGATTTTATATCTACTACAACGCCGTCAATGATACAGTCGACATGACCTTTGAGTCCGTTCACATTTACTTCTGCTTGTTGTGACTCTAACTTGTGACCCGCTAAGTCTATGAAGAACAATAGTAGTTCTTCTACGACATGACCATATAAGAATCTAAATATTACAGAGGGTGCTAAGTCTTCTGAAACATCTAAAGACTTTATGTCATACCAAAGTTGTCTGTTAGGTTTACCAACATTAGACATCCTAAGTCCTGTCCCTCTTGCCCTAGGTGTAGCCCAGTCATTAAGAACATCTCTTAAACCATCTAATAATTTATCTACTTTTTGTTTAGGTAATTCGACAGGCTTACCGTTGCCTATGTTAGAAAATATAGTATTTATATCTTCGACTAAAGTGTTTATATCTTTTTTCATTAGTGAGTCTCCGCCCAGTTGTTTCCGATTTTTGATTCAGCATCCAACGGACAGCGTAGCTCATAGTAATTACCGGCTTCCCTGATAGATTCAATAGCAAGTTCACCAAACCTTTCAGCATGGTCCTTTAAAACTTCTGATTGAAACTCATCATGGATGTTGCCAACAAATTTATAATCTAGACATTCCATTATAGCTCTCTTATTTAAAATTGTCAAGGCTTTTTTCATAACAATTGCACCAGCGCCCTGCAATAGAAAATTTAATGCGGCATGACTAGACCTTATCCATATCTTGCGTCCGTCAAGACCTTTGATGTATCCTTTATCTGATGCCTTAACAACTCTCTCTCTTAATCTTCTAAGAGATGGTGTGCTGTTAAGGAAGTCTTCCTTTATTCTCTTGCCCATCTGTGAGCCACCACCTACGATAGTTCCTATCTTTTCATCGCCAGCGCCATACAGGAAGGCATAGATAAAAGTCTTCGCCTTGTCCCTTGTAGGTAGCTTAGCGGCAATCTGATTCTTACTATGTATATCGCCGTGTAATATTTCATTGGTATAAGAACTATCATTCATGTAGTGTGCTAGCATCCGTAACTCTAAGCCACTGGCATCACAACCTACTAAACAATAGTTAGTATTAACAGTAAACAATTCCCTGAAGTCAGCGCCGTAACCACCCGATAACCCCCAAAGAACAGTGCCGTCTGAGTCTTTCTTAACGGCTGGTATCTGTGCCATGTTAGGTGATGAGTGTGTCATCCTACCTGTAACTGCACCATTAGTATTAACATAGCCATGTATCCTGTTGTCACTAGCTATCTTACCTAATATGTTTTTAAGCATAGCTTCCCTCTTAGAAATTAAGAAGTATTCTAAAATCAAAACACATTCAGGAATCTCTGTAACATTTTTAAGTACAGACTCATCTACCATAGGGTTGCCCTTGTCTGTAAACTTGGTAGGTGTCCACCCAAAATGTTTTAGATACTTAACTATCTGTTGTCTACTTGCTATATTAAACTCAGGGAACTCTATACATCCCCACTGTTCATCTTCATTCCAATGAGCACCCCTATCTAATTGCTTTTGATATGCTTTTGAATACATATCATTAGTATTATATTTATTCTTGAGGTCTGTCAGTAGTACGAAGACAGGTAAAGGTTTAAATGTTTCATGTACTTTGTCAATTAAGTTTTGTTTCTTCTCACATAGTTTAGCATAGAGTATGTTAGCTTTCCGCTCATCAATTAACCAACCATTGAGTCTTTGTTTATTCATGCAGTCAGCAACCTCATGCTCTAAAGTAACGGCTCTCTCCTTGAATTCAGAAAGGTCTTCGATTAGTTTGTTGTATACCATTACATTTATATTAACATCTTGCTTACAGTAAGTAATCATCTCATCACTCAACTGTTCCCATTCATGGAAGTCACCTTTCGGAAAGCCTAGGGTTGTGCCCCAGTTCTCAAGCGAGTGACCACCTTGGTTAGAGGGGTTAGCAAGACGAGACATAACTAAAGTGTCAGTTATTTTTAATTGACTAAAGTCTACACCCCATAACTTCTCAAGTGCGGGTATGTCATATCCAATAATGTTGTGACCTATAACTTCATCAGCTTGGGATAAGTAATCTTTAAACTTATCTTCATCAAAGAAGGTACGCGTGTCACCAGTATCTACATTACTAGTTACAACAACCCATACAACTGTTGGGTCTAGTCCGTCTGTCTCTATGTCGAATACAATCTTCATTTAAAATTCATGTTCCTCATCATCACTACCTTCATTTGGTTTGGTAGTTTCCAACATTCTACCAGTATCTTTATCATAATACAAGTAACAAGCTGGACCAGTCAACCCTGAGAATCTATTCTTTAGTACTCTTATGGTTGTAGTGTTCCTAATCTGAGGGTCATCATGTTGACCATCCCTCTCTAAACCTATCACCATATCAGACAACTGTCCGATACCCGCAGAACCTCTAAGCTGTGATAGAGAGGTGAGTCCACCCTCTTCGTGAGCAGTACCGCCCGGTCTCTTGAGATGACTGACCATGAACAGTGCTATGCCTGTCTCTTGGATAAGAGTCCTAAGCTTAGTTGCAATCTCATCAAGAGCCTTGCGTTCATCACCACTCTGTTGGTCAGATACAAGTATAGATATGTGGTCAAGGAATACATACTTACAGTCCAATCCTTTAGCCATGTACCTAACCTTACTGATTATGTTATCAATAGTATTAGAGCCAAAGCTATCATAAAGGAATACCTTACCAGTACC